GGATTGTTTGTTTTTGATTTTTCAAGTAATTTCTTTGCTTTTTCTAAACGCGTAATGTAGCTCATTACATCATATTGAACAAAAGCCCATTTCCCATCTTCATATTTGATACTTTCATTTGTTTCGAGTGCTTGCATTACTTGATTATACATAGAATTATCTTCGTCAATTGTTCTCTTGGCTCGTATTTCGTTCTCCTTCATAAATACCTCGATTGCAATTTTTATGACTCTAATTTCATTCTCATAATCTTTCTTTTTCCGATAAAGAATTGCAAGCCGTTCGTATGGATGGTTCATCGGTAATTTGGGGATAATTGATTTTTCATATATTTTTATGGCTTCATCAATCATACCCTCTTTTTCTAAATCTATCCCAATTCTAATAAGCCTTGAACTTTTTTCGTAATCATCTGAATACGTATCCATATAAATTTCTTCCGTTGTATCTTGGAACATTTCATTGTTTAGATTTTGTAACTTTTCTGTTAACTCTGTATCATCCTTACAAAATACCTCACGAGGTCTTGAGCCATTTGCAGCACCAATTATACCAGCTTGCTCAAGTTGATCCATAATTCTTCCTGCCCTATTATATCCTATCGCAAATTTTCGTTGAATAAGCGAAGTGCTTCCTTGTTGCATATTCACTATTAAACGGGCAGACTCTTCAAATAATGGGTCTAGTAGACTTGAATCAAAAGTTTTGATGTCGTTTGTTTCTTTATATAGACTGTTTTTTTCTGTTGTCAATTTATCTTTAATACCTGCATTTTCATCTTCGAAAGAAAATCCTGTATAATCATTGAGACCTGTATTTATAACCGTTTCTATTTTATCCTCGTTTTTGATTTTGTTGCTTTCTTCTACTTTTTTGTCAGGTATAAAAGCACAGCAAATTCCAATAACCGCAAGTATAGGAAACCATATCCATGATGCGTTTGTGAGTAAAGGAATCATTATTGAAGCCCAAAAGAACAAAAATATCAGGATAAATCTCAATGGATTTTTATTGATTATCTCGTTGCTTTTTTCGCACTTGGATGAATACGAATTCTTATTTCCTGATATTTTAGTCCTAGAATATATACCTGTTCCAGGTATCCCAGTATTCACATACACTCCTTTCTTGCCCACATTCACAGAAGCTCCACGCGGACCTACAGACCAACTTGTTCCTGTTTTGCTTATGTTTAAATGCACTCCAGGAAGAATCTTTACCCTTTTCCTAAAATAAAGTCCCATATTATTTCATTGTGTTCATTCTAATACTCAATTTTACTAAGGCCATAGCTCTCACAGAAGACAATGGGAAATCTTTTGGTTGATGGTTTTGATTGTAACTTACCAGTTTTATCCAGTCTTCACCTTTTTCTGAATGCTGGACGTATTTTACAGTTAAGTATTCATCTCCATCCAGATCTATTGACACAAGGTACATTTCTCCAAAGAAAATATGACTCATTTCTAAAGGTACCTCCTTATATGCTACGATGTCACCAGATTTAAGTAATGGATACATGGAATCTCCTTTGACATAAACAGCTCCATCGCATTTTGGGATATTTGGAATATTGATTTGTCCAAGAATATTCTGGTCTTTATTATCGAACAGAGATTTCAAGTTCGCAGCAGCTTCAACATCATAAAGGGTTATCAATCCATCTTCTTCTGTTTTTTCAGTACCTTTTGGGTGAAATATTTGAGTAACTTCTGGTTGCTGTCGCAGAGGTGTTCCACGACCTGTTAAGATATAATTAGCATCAACATCAGAGTATTTACTAAGGAATGGCATTAAGATCTTTGTAGAAACTTCATTCGTTTCACCATTTCTCAATTTGACCATCATGTTTTTTGTAATACCCTCAACATCTGTATAAACCCTGTAGTCGGTTAGATTGAGAGCTTCCATGGTTTCATAAAACCGTTCTTTTACAGAATTTCCCATAATAGTTGCAATTTTATTTGATAGTATCTTAAAAGATACTATCTTTGTATCTATAACAAGTACGAGGTGTTACAGGAACAATTGGTTAAACATTCCTCCGAGGAGGTTTAATATATGCACCCATGATAGCTCGTACCTATTATGGGTGTTTTTATATAGTTGTTTTGTTATGATTAAAGAGTTGTTCTCATCCTTGTTCCCAGTCTTTTTTATGTTTTTATGCATAGCATCTGGAATCCTTTGGGCAAAAGCAATTGAGAAAACATCTGCTACGCCTCCCAAGAAACCGAATCCCCCTAAGTATCCTGTGTTTACCAAAGAAGATTTAGAGTTTCTGGATGAGTTGGCAGAAAGTACAACTAAATTTCTCTCTAAAAAAGAGCCTAAGCACCCTGAAAGACCACCAGAACCTATGAATTGACGGTATGCCGTCCGGAACATTCAATCCCCGACAGAAAGTTGTATATCTTAATGGCTTTCTCATCGGGGATTTTTATCATACCCCTCTTTATTTCATCCATGTGCTTTTTACCTATATCACTCAAATGGAAGAACTTGCAACGGTTTAATAGACTATCAGCCTGTTCAAGGCTCGATGAAATAAGGTTTTCAAAGCCTAACCTGTTTGCTTCTATCGCAGACAGGCAAAACACGCAAAATGCCTCATTGTACTCCTCTCTTGTAATGTAGATGTTCCCTGTTGTAAATTTTTGGATGGCTATAGAAAGAGCTTTCATCTTATCGGCTAAGATTTCATTTTCAGACTTATACATTATATGTGCCTCTTCTATACTCTCTTTAATTCTTTTGTCTATAGATATAATAGTGTATATCTGAATCCCTAAGATAACAGTCACTCCGATAGATACGGTAGCAACACTGATTTCCATAATTTCTTTGAATGAAACATCTCCTGTTATATTAGGGTATAATGCTATCAGTATAGCCACTACACTCATAACAAGCGCAGCACCACTGATCCATATATTCACACTTTCTTTCTTCATATAATAATGTATTAAGGTTCTTAATAGTTAAATAATATTATATAGTATCTAAAAAGAGACCTTTTGTTTTGTTAGTTTCTTTTTAGATACTATATTTGCATATCGAAACTTAGATACGAAACAAAGATAAGAAAAAAAACAACTAACCACACACGATTATGAAAAGAAATGTATTACACGAGATTATGAGCAACGCCTGGCGAATGTTCAGGGTCACAGGTGAAAGTTTCAGCGAATGTCTTAGAAGAGCATGGCAGGTGTACAGATTGGCTAAAGCTATGAAGTCGCAAATCGTACAGTTCTTCTATCAGAAGACGAACGGCGAAATCAGGCAAGCCTTTGGTACAATGAAAGACGAAGTTATTCACGACAAAGTGAAGGGTACAGGCAGAAGAAAGAACGAAGATCTGTTCACCTACTGGGACACAGAGAAAGAATCATTCAGAAGTTTCAAGAAGTTCAACCTTATAAAAATCGCATGATTATGACACGTTACGAAATAGAACGAGAGCTTGACAAGCTCTACAAAGACTTAGAAATCGCCCACAACGCTGATGAGCAGACGGTATGCAAGCTGTTCAACGCGGACAGCAAGAAAGAAATCGTCAAGGTTATAACGGACGAGATAGACACCTATGAGGATTTGCTGAGAGAATTTGACATGCCGTATGATGACGGCATGGATTACAGAGGCTTGCAATTATCACAAGGTTTGCCTGTAGTTTATTGGTAATAAATATTAACAGCCTCTCACGTCACGATACGTGGTAGAATCCGTAAAAGGTATCGGGGGCACACTTGATTAGTTCTTTGACATACTGGAAATTTAGGTGTGCCGGTACACCTTATGTGAAACGGACGACTGAGTAGCAATAACGGCTGTGTGAAAAGAGTGTGAGTAATGGGCTGCACTAAGCAAACGCAGCATACGAATCACACAGACAACAAAAAGACACTTATACGATTGCAGGTGGCCGTAGGCCGGCTACAAAGACAATCTTCACTGATTAGACACCAGCAAGAACTATATATCCCGTGGCTTATCAAAGGTTTGGTAAGCAGTAAGGCAACCATCGGAACGCCCACGGGAACGAATTTTAAACTACACGATTATGGAAGTACACAATTACAAGGCATTTGACTCTTCGGATGTACTGAAGCTGATACCGAAGGATGATGTGGTGGCCTACTACGGTATGTATTACCTGATGTCGGATTATGGACTTGAGGAATGTCTTAATCTGATATGTGATGAAGATATTGCAGAATATCTCGAGAAACAAGGTTATAAAATCGAAAAACCGGAAGAGCCATGCGAAAACTGATAGTTCTTTGTGCCATATCCGTTGTGATAATGCACTTTAATCAAGATCTGTCCGCTATGTATTGGATAGGGTTCATAGGAGTTACAATCACAAGTTTATTAATCGGAAAAAGATTAGACAATGAACGAACTGAAAGAAACAATAGATAATATCTGTGATGATTTCGCTGACATCAATGCAATACTGGCAGCCCGTTCAAGAGAACTGGACAGACGTGAGGCCTTTGATCAAGAAATCAGCGAACAGATTCAAAATTTGCTGAAAGAAAAGAAGTGATATAATAGACAGATAGTTCAAGGGTAGAATATCCTGCATGTCAGGAAGGTTACGGGTTCAAGTCCCGTTCTGTCAGCAATCAATTAAAAGTTATTTATATGGTAAAAGAAATAGAGGTTAATGAAAGCTACCAGACAGTACGTCTCTTTGACGTAATGAAAAAAGGGGATATCTACAAAGTTCCTTACGACAAGAAACGGCATAACGGAATCAAATTGGAAGCTTCACGTCGTAATCGTGATCTTCGTTTGATCGGAGTCCTAAAAAATAAAATGGATGTAAAGTTTCGTGTATCAGCGACAGAATATCCAGGCTTCTCTGCAATAATCTGTTTAAAGTAATGATGTTTTATGGTAAATGAAGAAGTTCTTAAAATTGTTCTGAATGATAAGACATTTGGACGCGATCAAGCTGCTGATATTGTTGGCGGTTTGTCAAGGTTAATAGACTTAATCGGCAAAGGATTAATCCGTGCCGAAAAGCGAACGAATAAGCAGAATGGGAAATGGTTCTGTAATGCTTACGATGTGATTAAACATGCACAGTTGAAATATTAATTAACTAAAAAGATAGTATTATGAGTTTGATTAAGAAATCCAATGAGTTAGTAATTCCTTCCACCGTTAAGATGATGATTTACGGTCAGGCAGGTATGGGTAAAACAACAGTAGCCTTGAGCGCACCAAAGCCGTTGCTGCTCGACTTTGACAATGGTGTAAAGCGTGTGAATATGGCTCACTTGGACGGTATCGACATCGTGCAGGTAAGTTCATGGCAGGATGTTCAACAGGTATTGCAGGAAGATCTTTCGGCTTACCAAACAATCGTAGTGGACACTATCGGCAAGATGATGGACTTTATCATTTCTTATAAATGCGGTACACGCCAGCCACAAATTAAGGATTGGGGCGGTATTAACGCTGAGTTTTCATGGATGACACGAACCCTTTCATCACTGAACAAAAATGTGGTGTTTGTAGCCCATCGTGATACCCGGAAAGAAGGTGACGATACCGTGTTCATACCTGCTTTAAGAGAAAAATCGTATAACTCTATTGTTACGGAACTTGATTTGCTGGGTTATCTGGAAATGCGCAATGAGAACGGTGTACAGAAGCGTACAATCACATTTGACCCCACATCAAGAAATGACGGGAAAAACACCTGCAATTTGCCGGGACTGATGCAGGTGCCTACAATTCTTGACAAGAATGGAAATCCCACTGCCAAGAACGATTTTATCACTGCAAAGGTTATCATGCCCTACCTGAGCATGTTGCAGGTAAAGAAAGAAGAAGCTGCAAAGTACGATAAGGTCATAGCTGAAATCAAAGAGAACATCGAACTTATTACTGATGCCAGTTCTGCAAATGAGTTTGCGTCAAGAATTAATGAGTTTGAGCATGTAGGCAGTTCCTTGAATATGGCCAGAAATCTGTTTTCAGCAAAAGTAAAAGCTCTCGGGCTGGTATTCGACAAAGAGACAAAGACCTATGCAGACAAAGCAGCCTAAATTCAAGTTCTATGCTACACTTTTGGATGCCTTTACAAGCTATCTGAAAAGTGATGCCATTTGGGAAAGGTATTGGGGATTCAGTGAGAATCCCCCACATACCCCCGAAGAGTTCAGACAGCAGCAGTTTCAGAGTCTGATTGACACTATAAACCGTATTCCGTTTGATAGTGAAGCAGCCGACAAGGGAACGGCTTTCAATGAGGTGATAGACTGTATGATTGAAAACAGGAGATCAGAAAAGGTACAGGTGGAAAGACTACTGTCAGACATGCAGGATGGCAGACAAACATTGGTCGGACTGAGAGCCACCTATAAATGCCGTCAGTTCGATTTCCCTATCTCAATCTGCCGTGAGTTTGCAGACTATTACAAAGGAGCCTTAACCCAGCAACGGGTTGAAGCAGTTTTGCCTACATGTTTCGGAGGAGTTCTTCTATATGGTTATATAGATGAACTGATGCCGATGTCAGTACATGACATCAAGACTACCGGAAGTTATTATGTAGGTAAGTTCAAAGACCACTGGCAGCACATGGTTTATCCATACTGTCTGATGCAGGGCGGCAGCGATGTCAGGATGTTCGAGTATAACATCACGGACTTTCGTGCGACCTATACCGAAAGCTATACTTTCGTTCCCGAGCGGGATATCCCTATCCTCACTAACCATTGTGAGGACTTTATCCGGTTCTTGAATGACAACAGAGATTTGATAACCGATAAGAAAATTTTTGCAGAAGATGAGTAACCAAGTAACCGGACGGCTGGTTTATATTGGACAGCCCCAAGAAATCCCATCCAAAAGCGGTGGCAACCCGTTTGTGAAGCGTGAGTTTATTCTTGATGCCACAACCCACGATCCCTATACAGGTGAACGCAGCCAGTACGAGAACATTCTACCTCTTGAAGTAAGCGGTGACAAATGTGCTGAACTAGATAATTATAGGGTAGGCGATGTGATAACGGTTTCTTTTGCCTTGCAGGGCAGGGAATGGACGAATCAGGACGGACAGGTGAAACGGATGGTGTCCATCCGCTGCTATAAACTGGAAGCCCGTCAGCCAATGCGCCAGCCAGCATCCATGCCAGCACAGCAACCGGCACCGATACAAACGCCGACCATGGCACAGGCATTTCCACCTGATGTAGATGCTAACGGAAATCCAAAAGACGATTTACCGTTCTAGCCTATGAGCATATTCAATCTGAAAAATGAATACGATATACCCAAGTTCAAGGCTTATGTAAACAAGTTGTTTCAGGAACGTGCAGTTGTGGAGGTAAAGAAGAAATTGCCTAACCGCACACTCGCACAAAACAGTTATTTACATCTGCTTTTAGGGTATTTCGGTAGTGAATACGGTTGCAGCCTTGATGAAGCCAAAATTGACTTCTACAAAAGGACTTGCAACCGTGATTTGTTTGAGAGAAAGACGGTCAACAAAAAAGGAAAAGAAGTAACCTATCTGAGAAGTTCGGCAGAGCTGACGACAGGTGAAATGACATTGAGTATTGACCGTTTCCGAAACTGGTCTGCGTCCGTTGCCGGTATCTATTTGCCGGCTGCAAACGAACAACAGATGCTTATCTACGTACAACAAGAAATCGAACGTAATAAAGAGTTTATTTGACTATGGACAAATTTTTAGGACAAGACATTCCTGAGCAGGAACGATGGCAGTTCCTTCAGGACAATGCCGATGCAGTAGAAAAAATCGGTTACACCCACAGATTTACCCCTGAAGAACTGGCCCAGAAGAAAGAAACCTTGGCCGAGGTTTCAATTACCATCAACGATGTTGAATTGGAGAAGAAAGAGGCTATGGAAAGTTATAAAGAACGCCTGAAGCCTTTGAATGAAGAAAAGCAGGAACTTTTGGACAACATTAAAAGAGGTTCTGAGTTCGTGGAAAATGAAGAATGCGCCAAAATTCTTTATCACGAGGAAAAGATGGCCGGATTCTACAACAAGTTAGGTGAACTGGTTTATAGTCGCCCGATCATGCCACAAGAAATGCAGAAGACAGTATTTAGTATTAACCGTAAAACAGGGACAGATAATTAATTATGAGTGAGAACAAAATCAACCTGGTTGTGCCGAAAGAATATAATGGTAAACCTATCGAAGTAGTATTGAGAGAAGGTGAAGCATCCGTAGCCCTTGACCCGAAAGAACCGGAAAGAGTAGTTATCAATGGAACGATAGAAGCACCCTTCAGATGGCTGGAAAAGCGTGTCGAACTGATTAATCAGAAATCGGCCAATATCATTGTAAACCGTGATAAGATGGGGTTGATATTAACTATTGATGAAACCAACTACTATCAGACTGAAATCAGTGGTGTTTTACAACCTTCAAAGGAAGTGCTGGAGTTCGGTATCAATACCGACAAGAAATGGGAGCCTATCAAATTGTCCCAGTTCTTCAAGATGCACCGTGCCTTCTTCAAGGATAAGTCTGAGAACATGATGCTGGTTTCCACTTTGAAGAATTTCAAGGCGAAGGTGAATCAGGATATAGAACGTAGCAAAGAGGAAAACGGCAGCAAGACGGATAATTATTCTCAGGTAGTTGATTCTAATCTACCGAAATCATTCAAACTGAACATTCCTCTTTTCAAAGGTTTTCAGTGTGAAGAAATCGAGGTTGAAATTTATGCTGATGTAGATGGACGGGAAGTTTCTCTCTCTTTGGTCTCTGCCGGTGCGAATGAAGCCATTGAGGAATACAAGAACAAAGTGATTGATGAACAGATTGAAGCAATCAAAGACGTTGCACCTGACATCGTAATCATCGAAGTATAATTGACAGCCCGGAAAGACGGGCCCTGGTATCGTGGCGGAACTGGTAGACGCTATGCTCAACGATTGGACGGTCAATCCATAGATGCAAAGAACTGACAACTCATGCAGGTTCGAATCCTGCCGGTACCACAAACTAAAATTATGAATTATGCCGTATTACATCAAAAAACCTAAAAAGAAGAAAGAAAAGCCTTTGCCGTTATTTGACAAGGCAGGTATCAAGATTAAGAAGAAGCCGGATTTAGTGGCCAAACTCGACAAAGTTTTCAGCCGCTATATCCGGCTTCGTGATTGTATGCCAAACGGGTTTTTCCGTTGTATCTCATGCGGCCAGATAAAGCCATACGCACAGGCCGATTGCGGACACTTCCATTCGCGCCGCCACATGGCCACACGCTTTGACGAGGACAACGCCCACGCAGAATGCCGGGCGTGCAACCGATTCAGTGCTGACCATCTGATACAATATGAAAAGAACTTGAAGGTCAAAATCGGTCAGCAACGTTTCGATAAGCTGGCATGGAAGGCCGGACAAACAAAGAAATGGAGTGATTTAGAGTTAATGGAACTCACAAAGTATTATAAGGCTTTGGGAGATAAGTTGGGTAAGGAGAAAGGACTATGAATGAATTAAAGCCCGGAACATTCGTAATGATGGTAAAAAACGAGGATGGATCATTTTCTCCCGTTGGGATGAATAAGGAACAAGCATACATTGTGCTTTCTTTTTTAAACCGTTTGAGTGAGGACGAACCGTTTATCGTAAAAGACAACGAGAAATATGTACAAGCTACGTGATTATCAACAAAAGGCTAGTGATGCAGCGGTAAATTTCTTTGCCAACAAAGCCAAGAAGAACAATGCCATCATGGTGCTGCCGACTGGGGCAGGGAAGAGTCTGGTAATAGCCGATATTGCTAGCCGCCTTGAAGGGCATACGCTGGTATTTCAACCTAGCAAGGAAATACTCGAACAGAACTATCTGAAGCTCTGTTCGTATGGTATTCTGGACTGTTCCATTTATTCCGCATCATTTGGGCGGAAAGAGATTTCAAGAATAACATTCGCTACGATTGGTAGTGTTGTCAATCATCCTGAGCTTTTTCAGCATTTCAAGAATATAATTATAGATGAATGCCATCTGGTTAACCCGAAAGAAGGAATGTATAAATCATTTCTTTCTATGCTGAAGTGCAAGGTGCTTGGATTGACGGCTACACCTTACCGCCTTGCATCAAGCAGGGATTTTGGCAGTATGTTGAAGTTTATCACTCGGACCCGGCCTTGTGTATTCTCTGAGGTCATTTATCAGGTTCAAATCTCCACCCTTTTGGATATGGGTTATCTGTCAAAACTGAATTATTATGAAATGAACCCTTTAGGATGGAATGAACTTAATCTGAAGGTAAACACGACCGGAGCCGACTACACAGACAAGTCCGTCGTAAAGGAGTATGAGCGTATCGATTTTTACGGGTTTCTGGTCAGCATTGTACAAAGACTAATGAACCCTAAAAGCGGGATAAAACGAAAAGGTATATTGGTCTTCACGAGGTTTTTGAAAGAAGCTGAACGCCTTACCTGGTCTATTCCCGGAGCGGCCATCGTTTCAGGAGAAACCCCAAAGAAAGAGCGCGAGAGTATTCTTGAGGCATTCAAGGCCGGAGAAATTCCGGTCGTGGCCAATGTCGGCGTACTTACTACCGGATTTGATTACCCAGAACTGGATACGATTGTCATGGCACGTCCTACGATGTCTTTGGCACTGTGGTATCAAATAGTCGGTCGTGCTATCCGTCCGCACCCGAGTAAAGAGGCCGGATGGATCGTTGACCTTTGTGGAAACAAAAAACGATTTGGAGAAGTGAAGGATCTTCGCCTTGTTGATAGTGGAAATGGTAAATGGGCAGTGTACTCTAATAACAGGCAGTTGACTAACGTAAGATTCTAAAACTATGGAAGAAGGATTTTTGAGACTAAGCCGCAGGTTTTTCTCGAATGAAATGTGGAAAGTTGCCCGTGAGTTTTCGGAATGCGAAGCGTGGCTTGACTTGATTCAGTCAGCACGATTTGATGCAACCGACGAGGCGTATAGCGAACTCATCGGAGGTCGAGAAATCTCTTATACAAGAGGTCAATATCCGGCATCCATATCGTTTTTGATGAAGCGTTGGAAATGGTCTGAAAAGAAAGTCAGATATTTTCTTTCCAAATTGAAGAAGAAGGGGATGATTACAACTTGCAACCAACAGGGTATGACTGTCATAACCCTATGCAATTATGATGACTACAATCCTATCAAGGACAAGCCAAAGGACAATGGTAAGGGCATAGATAATAATAAAGAGATCAATGACTTAAAGGTGTCTATGGGCGAACTAAGGGCAGAGCTAAGGGCAATGTCACAAAAAATGGATGATAAGATTGAAGATTTGGGGCAAGGTAGGGGCAATAAGAAAAAGAAAGATAAAGAAATTATTAATAATATTATTCCCCCCACACCCCCCAAGGGGGAGGGACTTAACATAAAAGCCCGTTCTCTTTTTGAAACCCATTATAGACAGTTGTTTGGAAGTGATTATTACTGGACGGCCAAAGATGCAGGGGCAATGTCCCAGTTACTTCAGAAGCTGAAGTTCCAGCGGGAGCAAAAGCAGATGGACGTAGCTGAGGATTCAATTCTGTATGCTCTTCAGTATCTGCTATCGTCCATAAAAGAGGGGTGGATATTCGAGAATTTCAGTGTGACGAACATCAATTCCAAGTTTAACGAGATAGTTTCCCAAGCCAAGAAAAAGGCTTATTCCAAAACAGATATAGGCGTAGTCCTGAAAGATAATTCTACTGAAAAATACAAAGACAAAGGATGGTAACATGGAACAGATAGATTTCAGACAAACAATCGAAAGACTGAAGGATACGGGGTTTTCACCTGTACCGAATACGGTAGAAATTTCTATTCCGGATGCAAAGAATGTTTTAAGGGCTGGTATTAAATACTTCACGGGGGAGAATGCCAGATGGCTTCCGGAGTATGAAGAGGTTGCAAGCTGGCTGGCCGGCAATGGAGGTCGTGGGCTGTTGTGCTTCGGCAATTGCGGAAGAGGAAAGACCCTTATTTGCGGAAGGATTGTTCCTCTGATCCTGAATCATTATTGCCGGAAGGTGGTAAGCTGCTACGATGCACAGCAGATGAACGCTGATCTGGACGCTGTGAAGCAGAAGCATATCATCTACGTCGACGATATAGGAACGGAGAATTTAAGTGTGAAATACGGCGAAAGAAGGCTTGCTTTTGCAGAGTTGGCAGACGAGGCTGAGAAGAAAGGGAAACTTCTTATCCTGACTACTAACCTGTCGATTGATGAGTTGAGAGAAAAGTACGGTGAGAGAACCATCGACCGTTTGAGAGCTATAACCAGAACCGTATTGTTCAGCGGTGAAAGCCTACGAAAATGAAAATCACAATCTATTGGGTAACGCGGGATTGGGAGTTAATCCGGAAACTGCGTGATAAATACAAAATACCCCAATATACAACAGTCAATGGGTTAACCGAGGCAGAAGTAAACGAAGAAACCCTTAACAATCTTCGCAAAGGTGAACCAAAGTATCTAATCATAAGAAAAATAGAACAATCTGATAAATCTGTGGAATATGCAAAAAGAAATGCTATTGAGAAAGCTGGATATACTGAAGAAGTCCTACAAGGAAGTGAGGAAGAAGGGCAACAGCCCGGAGGCTAAGGCTATCCACGTCGAGATTGAGCAACTAGTTAAGGATATAGAAGAAGCCGAAACAGAGGAACTCATACAGAAGGCAAAAGAAGCTGGAATACTTCCGAGGCTGGAACGCATAATAAGCATGATTCAGCTTCTTTCCTGTGAGGCTAACGACCTGTTATCTGAAGCAGAGGACAATTTTAAGAAAGCCGGGCTGATGACTGACAAGATAGTGTATATGCAGAGGGAGTATTACAAGGCAGCCAATGTCTACTTCAAGGAATTTGCAGAGATAATCAAGAAAACTAACACTGGTAATGATATGTTTAGCGACCTTGAAAATTTCGACAATATGATACGCATTTGGGCCGATTTGAAGGAAAGGCCGAAACCGAAATCCCTCATGGGAGGTTGCAAGGCTGCGGCTGGCAAGGCGAACGGACTTAGCCAGATGTGCCAAAAATGCCCTTTGACCTATAACCCTGAAACGCTTATCTGTCAGGCTTGTGATAAGTCGTTTAAAGAAGGGTTTCAGAAGGGTGCTAAATGGCTTGAGAGGAAAAGAATTGATAGAATAATGAACAAAGACTAGGAGGTGTAGATATGAAAGAATCGCAGGACCCAATGATACCACGTAAAATGGAGCTGGATAAGAATCCTCACGGAACAGAATTGAAAATATCCCAGCAAAAAGAACTGGAGAAAACAGGCAGATATGTAGCTATCCCCGGTGATAAGACACATACTATGATTTTCATTAAGGATGGTGAAAACGCAGAAAAGAAAATAACTGCATTTCTGGAAAAAATTAATAAACGGCCTCTAAGATGGAATTAAAATAATATTGTTATGTCAAGTTCAACTTTTGAAACAACAATCCAGACGTATCTGGAAAACCGCGCAAAGACTGATTCGCTCTTTGCCGAAACTTACAAGAAAGCGAACAAAAGTATCAAGGAATGTTGTAATTACATTTACTCCCAGGCACGGAAATTGGCCAAAGGTTCCAACTCGGTTGGTATCGATGATGCGACAGTCTACGGGTGGGCTGTCCACTACTACGATGAGGATGACATCAAGGTCGATGGAGTAGAGAGCCGTGTAGAAGTGGCAACACCGGAGCCTGCTTCGGTAGAGCAACCGAAACCGCAGCCTAAGCCGGTCCAGAAACGCAGGAGAGGGGAGGATAATAGTCTGCAACTTTCATTATTTGGGGAGTTATGAAACCAAGAACAAAACGTGAAAAGCTGGTGGTTGAACTCAGCAGTAAGCTGCCAGCAATAACAGAAACCCAGATAAGATGGGGAAAGAAGCATTGTTTTCCGCATAATGCTTTCCGCTGTAAGGATGAAATGTGGTGCAGTGAATGTGGAAAGATGTGGGTTGATGTAACTGGCCAGAAGGAAGGGTACATCAAGTGTCCTTACTGCGATGAAAGATTGGAAGTGAAGGTAAGCCGTAAGACCAAGGATAATGCAGTAAGTTATCTGACAGTCGTTACAACATCGGGAGATTTTCAGGTGCTCCGTCACTTCTACACAGCCAAGTATGCAAGAAAAGAACGTGACACACATTATTTCATCGATGAGGTATGCCAACAGTGGATAACTGCAGACAGAAAAGAAACGGTTATGGCCAAGGCTATGAATATGGGATATAGAGGTTGGCTTCACGGTACAGATATGAGCATCAAACAGGACGGAAATATATACTATTCACATTCGTATGACATAGATGGTTATGTATATCCGAAAGTAAAGCTGCTGCCTATTCTCCACAGGAACGGTCTTCGTACTTCGTTCCATGGCGTTACTCCGGCCAGACTGATACGTGCGATTCTTGGGGAAAGCAAGTATGCGGAAATATTGCTGAAGACAAAACAATATAGTATGTTGGATTTCTATATGCATCGAGGTGGGCTTTCCCATCCGTGGGCAGTGAATATCTGTAACCGCAACGGGTATATCATTAAGGACGGATCGATGTATGACGATTACCTTCATTTGCTTGATTATTTCCACCTTGACACACATAATGCTCACTATGTATGCCCAAAGAACCTGAAGAAAGAGCATGACAAACTGGTTGAGAAAAAGAGAAAGATAGAAGCGAAGATTTGGGCCGAAGAGGAACGGAAGAGACGGATTGAACGCATGTCCAGAATGAAACAGGATATCCTCTCTTTCATCCAAAGAATCCAGCCATTCCTGGGAATAGAAATCAAGGATGAGGATATTGTGATCCGTCCATTGGAAAGTGTTACCCAGTTCTATCAGGAAGGAAAGGCTATGCACCATTGTGTATATCAAAATGAATATTACAAGCGTAAGGATTGCCTTATTCTCACAGCACAGAAGAATGGAAAACGTCTTGAAACGGTAGAGGTCTCTTTAAAAACCTTCAAGATTGTACAGAGCAGGGCAGTCTGTAACGAGACCAGCGATTACCATGATCATATTATCAAATTGGTAAACCGTAACATGGGACTGATCAGGAGGGCCGCATCATGAAAGTCTGTGTCGAGTGCGGCCGGAACCTTCCGGAAAGCAAGTTCCGGGCCTATGAAACAAAATCCGGCATTCATTACATCAATAGATGCCGGTTATGTGAGAGCAGGCATACGGCTGAAAGAAGAAAGCAGGACAGACTGCATGGACGGCTGGCCAGATACACTAACGAGCAGCTGGTGGCCGAACTCCGGAAGCGTGGAGCCTACATAATGTATGGGAAAGACTTTGATTGTGTAACAACAATATGATATGGGAAAGCAGGAAAGTTTGAGTGATTATTATCAGTTCGCAAAGGATTTGGCCAAAGCTGAAAAGGAGCTGAAAATCGAGAATTGGGTGCAAATCAGCATCTGCTACGGTTACGGTCATCAATCTGTCACCCTATACACATACGACCTTCCTCGTGAAGTGTACGAAAGGAGGATGTGGGTAATCAGGTGGAGGGTGGCCAGATTGCAATGCCAGCATCCAAGGAATGATGTGTACACTTCTTTTTACTACTACGACAAGCGTTCAGGAGAGTCGCTTGAAGTGAGTTCCTGCCTTTCAAGGCTGGTTTCAGCAAAAGCCCAGATAACAAAAGCAGAACGCAAGATGAATGAGTACATCGAGCACAACCGTCAGAACAACATGTTCTTTGATGAGAATACGGACGAAGAACTGGTTAAGTTCCGGGAGAAACTGGAACGCAAGAAACTCGAATGTGCAGAGTGTGAAAAGAGACTTGAGCAACTTGTAGAAAAAAGGAGAAATAATTAATGAAAACTAAATTGTATTATCTGTTCCTGACAGTCATGTGGTGGCTGCTGGGATAGGTGGAAAGGATAATGATATGAGAATAATTAAGGAAGGTAAATTACCACCAAAGGAGAAGAAAATGAAATGTTCAAAATGCGGTTGTGTGTTTATATATGACCATTCTGATATTAAGTCATACCAACGAGAAGGCAGTTGGGTTGTATGTCCTACTTGTAAAAGTTGCATAACAGTAGAATGCTTTAGTTATATGACAAGAGAACAGATTGAAAAACAGTACAATAAGCTCGTAAGTGAGATTGAAGGAAAGAAAAAGTTACAAAAAATAGCCCCATTGCCAAGAAGCAGAAGAGGCTATTCTGTAACACTTTACAATACTTATTTCACTGGAGAATTTGTAAACACAGGAATTGCAAATTGGTCAACATGTCCGCAGTGCATGCAATAAGTTGTTATTGTTGGGAGATGGTCTACTTTACCGTTCATAATAATATTATTCCCCTGACGGTTAAGGCTTAACATTTGTATCTCCGCATCATTGACACCGAATTTTTCGCAACCACACACGGGACATCTGTGTGGCATTTGGTTGAATTTCTTCATAAATTCATCCAAAACAGATTTTTCTACTTTCATACCTGTAATGTTTAAAATTTGACAATACAAAAATAATAAATAAAAGGGGCATATCCAATACTTGTAATGATAAGTTTAGAATTTGACACTTTACTCTTTTTCATTCGGATATGTCCCTTTATTAAAAGAAAAAAATAAATGAAAGCAATATCCATCAAACAGCCGTGGGCTAGCTTAATCGCCCATGGTATTAAAGACATCGAGAACCGGACATGGAAGTGCCCTCAGAAGTACATCGGACAGAGGGTACTGATTCATGCTTCATCGAGTAAGCAAGTATTTAGCTATAGCCTATTCCAATATGATATAATCAGGCGGCAATCACAATCTTTGATTTATAACTGTATATATGACGGATTCCCCAAAGGAGCCATCATCGGTAGCGTGGTTATTGCCGATTGCGTACAGAACCATCCATCCGTCTGGGCTGAGAAAGGTTGCTGGAACTGGGTACTGAAAGATGCGGTTTTGTTTGATAAACCGATTTTGAATGTGAAAGGGAAACTTAGGTTTTGGGAATTTCTGAATTTGACTAAAAATTCTTTCTTTTAGTTTGTTCTTTTAAATTAAACTTACGAAGTTTGTAGCAAGTATGAACTGTGATAATTTAAACTAACATGGATATTCAGGAAATAGTAAACTCTTATGCTGAAGGTAAAGCAAATGAAGCTATAACAAAGGCCATTGCTCAGGCATATATAGATGGATACAAAGATGGTTATAAGAGCGGAAAAGAAAATGCTCAAATAGAATGTAATGATGCGGAATTTGTTGACCTTGGCTTGCCGAGCGGAACTTTGTGGTCTTCGGATTTTGTAAAAGATTCCGAAGGAAAAGTTCGTTATTTACCATATATGGAGGCGAAAGAATATCCTCTTCCAAGTATCGAACAATGGAAGGAATTGGAAAAATATTGTCAGTGGATTGGTAGATATGATAAACATACAATAGATTGTGTGGGACCAAATGGAAAGGTTATTTCTTTCTTATTTACTGGATATATTAGTTCTACGAAAAAAGAAGAGAAACAATTTGTATATTTATGGCTATTAAGTAAAGATGGAGATAAAAAAAATTCTGTTTATATTGACTATGATGAAAATAAGCCTGGAGATCCTTTCTTAAATTTAGAGAAATCATTTTGCGGCTTTAAGTTACCAATTAGATTAGTACGTTAGTTAATATTTATAGAGTTTAAGATTCCACTGACAGCCGTTGTCAGTGCTTTGTGAATACCCGGTAACTGCTTTGTGGCGGTTATCGGGTATCATATTTTCAACCAATTAAGAACCAATTATTATGAACTTAAAAAAATTGAGAGATAAAGCCTACCAGTGCGCAGTAGCTCACGGATGGCACGAAGAGAACCTGAGTGATGAACATTTCCTCTGTCTGGTAATATCAGAACTTATGGAAGCTGTGGAAGCAGACCGGAAAGGAAATCATGCGGACACTGATGCTTTCAACAAATACAATAACTTTGTTGACTTTAAAGAAAACTTCGAGCGACAAATCAAAGGAACTGTAGAAGAAGAGCTTGCTGATGCATGCATTCGTCTGCTAGATTTGGCCGGACTAAGAAGTGTGGATTTGGGAGAGATTGATCCTGATGAATTAAAATGTTCCGAAGGATTCTTTAATTGGAGCTTCACTGATGCTATTTTCTCATTGGTGTGTAACATAACAGATACAGATTACATTGAAACCCATTCATTCGACAGTTTTCTTCGAGTGGCTTTGGTTGAAATTCTGGTTTTCTGTGTACAAAAAGAGATCGACATCTTCTGGTACATCGAGCAGAAGATGAAATACAATGAATTTCGTCCGTACAAGCACGGAGATAAAAGCTACTGACCATGAAACACATTTTCTACGCCTTAATCATTCTGCAAGCCCTGTATGAGCTTGCGAAACTGTTTAGATGTAAATCCCTGTATCAGCATGTAAAAGTCTTTCAGAAGCTGGATAAGACATCAAAAAGATGGTATCTGATGGCGCATCCGTGGCTTCATGTTGCATTCTTCATGGATATAGCCGGACTTTTATTGCTGGGGGTGGGATTGTTTTCAAGCCAATGGATATATTTCCTTGTTGTCCTGGCCATGAGTTTTAGTCAGATCCAAAAGTTGGGAGCATGGGCGGTGTTTTTGGATAGTCTGATTACGGTCATCATCTACACCTTAGCCATTCTGAACGCATATCACTTGATATAACAAAAAGGGAGCCAGCCCACACGATTAGAAGCCAACTCCCACACACGATTATGATGCAAATATAAGAATTTCTAACTAAAACTTTCCTACTATGACAAAAGAATTTTCATCAATCGTGGAGTTGAGATCAATACGTGAACAGAAATCAAGATTATCAGAACGTGAACAGGAGTTAGCATCGCCTATTTTGACCGATTTGTCACTTATTCCGGAGATTTATGGCTGGTTCAAGGAACTGTTGGCCGGGATGGATTGCCCGCCCAATCCTGAGAGCGTCACCCAGCGGAAGAAGTTCCTCTTCATCGTTCTTTTCCTCTTTGCGCCCAGCGTGCTGGCTGGAGGACGGCTGCCGAACGGTATCCGAGCAGAAATTTCCGGTGTGTTCCCGGATGTCTCACCGTGTGTAATATCGAACAATATTGCCGATGTTTCCTTTATCTACCAACAGTATAAGGATTTCCGGCAGGATATAGAGTACCTTTACAATCAGATTGTAGAAAGGTTGAGGATTAAAGGACTAATCAAGTAAAAAAAGCCGGAGCGTTATGCTTCCGGCTTTTTGTCTATTTTCTATGTACTTCTATTATTTCACCTAAATGAAAAGCTATTTGCCAAAAAGCATATAAATCAGCACGTATCATATTAGGTATGAATCTATAGCCGTCAACTTCTACTAAAGCCGTATCACGTTCTTTTGCATAACCAACAGCAATATACAGGTATTTATAAGGCTTAGGCACAAACGGAAAATTTCCGTTATTATAATCGTCAATGAAATATTCTTTATCTGGTTGGGTTACATTAGGATTAAGAACATATTTGCCGTTTCTATCTTTGAGCAAATAACGATTTGCGGTAATACCCTCTTTGATTTCTCTATACTCTTCTTTCTTTGTACCTGCTATTATCTGGTCAAAATAAACTTGCTTTATAGGTAAATAAAGGGTATTCTCTTTAGTAGGCGTTTCCATGATTATTCTATTTTTAGGTTTATTTCTTTTCCACAATGAGGACAAGTCAAAGATATACCATCCTTTTTGTGATGTATTTCTTCTGGATTAGCAAATAGCTGCCATGTTTCAACACCTAAAACAGATGCAAATTTTTTAATAGTTTCTAATGTTGGATTTTTCATTAATCCATTAAGATTTTGTTTTTTGATACCTAATAAATCAGAGAAAGCCGTTTTGGTCAATCCTTTTTCTTTTAGTAATGCTTCAATATTATCCATATCTATAAAATTTAATGCTACAAAATTACTTATTCTTATATATGTAATGTTATTCATATTACTAAATAATGTTAAGATAAAGATAAAACATTACTTTTTATTTGTGTGGTAATGTTTTAAGCATTACATTTGCAACGTCAAACAATAAGTAATAACAATTTAAATACATACAATTATGAAGACAATAAGTAGTGAATACATCAAAGAGATTAAAGAACAAATCAGAGTTATGAAAGAAGCACTCAAAAGAGTTCAAGAAGCTGAAAAGATTCAAGAAACAACATATAATACAAGACAGTATGAAAGAGCCAAGAATGAGGCTATAGACGCTAGTTCAGATGTGATGATTGCATTAGAAGAAGTGGTAAGACTTGCATCGGCTATGGGTTGTGGTATCGGTTTGTACGATATAAACAAGTACCACAAGATTGTAGAATTTGATTTCAGAGATTCACATAAATAAGTTCAACCAGCAGCCTTTCGGGGTTGCCACAATATAAGAGAATTATGAGAGTAACAAGCTACATGAAAAGCCATAAGGCAAATGAGTTCTATGTAAAAAAGTCAAGAGGCTATTTTATGGTTATAGATGGTTATGACAAAAGTATGGCTTCTTTAGAAACAGATAAAGAAGCTGCCAATAAACTGGCTAAAGAACTGAATGAAATGAGAGCTAAAAGATTGAATATAGCATAAGTTTAACCAGCAGGGCTTTTGCCCTGCATAATCCCCCACACGATTATGAATACATATTACAAATTTTGTCCTAACGTATTTCTTGCTAAATGCGATGCAAAACATGAAAAGGGTGAAACCATTCTTGTAACTACAAAATACGGCAAAGAGAATGAAAGCATAGTGTTTAATCTGATATTTGAACGTGATGGTTTCTACTATTATTCGATAGTCCGCGCTGATGGCTTTAATGTTCAAGAATGGGCAAAGCGAAAAGCAGAACGCCGATTGAACTGGGCTGCTTCAGCTGAACAAAAGAGTGAAGAATACTACAAAGCATCAAATAAAGACAGCGATTTTCTCTCTTTGGGTGAACCCATTAAAATCGGCCACCATTGCGAAAAGCGGCATAGAAAAGCCATTGAAGATGCCTGGACTAATATGGGCAAGAGTGTAGAATTTGATGAGAAAGCCAAAGAACATGAAAGAATAGCCCAATATTGGGCAAACAAAGCTGACACAATAAACCTTTCAATGCCTGAAAGCGTAGACTACTATGAGCACAAGCTAGCAGCAGCTAAAGAGCATCATGAGGGACTGAAATCTGGTAAGTATCCTCGTGAGCACTCATACTCTTTGACGTATGCAAAGAAAGCGGTAAACGAAGCTCAAAAGAATTTCGATCTGGCAAAGAAACTTTGGTTATAAACTCGATAGCCTTCGGGTTACCACTATTTAAGATGGTTATGAAAGAGAAAGAAATCCTGCAAGAAATAATCGAGTGGCTGGATAATGATACAAGCTACTTGTCTACTAGGACAGACTATGCCAGAGGGTATAAATCCGGTATAGAATGTGCAAAAGAAATTGTTGAAAGCATCATCAATAAACACGACCCTGATTTATTACCAAACAATTAGCAAATTGTTTCGTATGCGTTCAATTGTTATTCAAAATTGTCTTCATAATAGGGTATCTTTGTATAGATACCATCGCGGGTTAGAGCAGTGGTCAGCTCGTCACTTTGACTTGGTGAAAAGCAAATAATTGAATATATGAATAGTAGATATGAAATATTGGCTAAAGAAAAAGGTTATTTTGTAGATAAGCAAGGTAACGCATATTCACCACGAGGTAATAAGGTCGGGACTCGCGGCAAAGATCCGTATTTGTATTTTGGTATAAGAGTGTCTAAAACAAAAGTTATCAAAGTATATATACATCGTTTGCAGGCCTATCAAAAGTTTGGCGATTTGATATTTAATGATAACATAGAAGTAAGGCATTTAAATGGTAATTCTTTTGACAATTCATTCAAAAACCTTGCGATTGGAACACCATCAGAAAATGCTATGGATAAACCAGAGTCAAAAAGAAAGAAAATTTCTTTGGCTGCATCCAATAAATTAAAAGTGTATTTAGATGAACTGGTTTTAGAGATACAAAAAATGAAAGAGGCTGGCATGACCTATACAGAATTGAGAAAGAAATACAATATAAAAAGTAAAAGTTCTTTGAATTATATACTAAAAAGGAAAGTATCGCGGAATGGAGCAGATGGTTAGCTTACCACTTTGACTTGGTGGGGGTCACAGGTTCGAGTCCTGTTTCCGCAACTAACATTTAAAATTTACACGATTATGAATGTATTGACATTAAGCATTAGACAGAAGTATTTTGATGAAATCTTAACAGGTAAGAAAACACAAGAGTTTAGAGAAATCAGGCCATCAAATTCAAGCAAATATATTCGCTATGTTTTGAATGGTAAAGAGTATAAAAATCCAAATGACATGCCGTCAGAGGATGAAGAACCTGGTGAAGTGACATTGTCTGCTGTTAAGTATGATGCCATTAAGTTTTTGACTGGTGAGTATAAAGGCAAACGTCCTTATGCCATTGTTGAAGCGAAATCTTCTGAGATACAAATCTTGACAGACGAAAATGATCAAGAAATAGAACTCGAAGAAAAAGGTGTGAAATACATTGCAGCGCAAATGGTTTATGGTTTGGGTAAAGTGATAGAAAAATCTGATTATTAATCTTTAAAAATAAGGCCGAGTCAACGAAACAAGAAGAAGAATCAATCGTACTACAGGTGTAACACGTATTGCACAATACGGTAGAAACACCAAAGGGCAAGCATTATCAAGAGCTCAAAGAAGAGAACAAGTAAGATATGCTTTTAGAAAGGCTGAAGGTCTTGCGGTTGGATAGTTATGACACTGCAAGAAAGGACATACAGCCATATTGACCTCGTCAGACAGAAGACTGACGGGGTTTTGCTGTTTCTGTCCTTGGGTAAGGATTCTTTGGTCTTACTGGACATGATCTACCCAAAGTTTGATAGAGTCGTCTGTGTGTTCATGTACTTTGTCAAAGGTTTAGAGCATATTGAAAGATGGATCGGCTGGGTAAAGGCCAAATATCCCAAAATAGAATTCGTCCAAGTGCCACATTGGAATCTTACCTATATTCTTCGTGGTGGTATGTATTGTGTACCCAATCCCAAAGTAAAGCTTCTGAAACTGGCTGATGTGGTGAAGGCTATGCAGCTCAGATATGGACTTTACTATACATTCTTGGGTATGAAGAAGGCTGATGGCATGAATCGCCGCCTGATGCTGAAAGGTTATGAGGCAAACGGCTATGAGAACAACGGAATTTGCTATCCTCTGGCAGATTGGACGCAGAAAGACGTGCTGGCATATATGTGCCAACATAACCTACCACAACCTATACGCTATTCATTAAAGGCTTCAAATGGGGTCGGATTTTCATTAGATTGCTTTTTGTGGCTAAGAGAAAACTATCCTCAAGATTTGGAAAGAATATATCAAGTATTCCCTATGAGCCGTAGGATTTTATTTGAATATGATAATAAGCAAAATAACAATGGATGAAGTTTGGAAAGATGTAGTCGGATATGAAGGTCTTTATCTTGTGTCAAATCTTGGAAGAGTAAAGAATATCAAGTATAGACACGGCAGCAAAATTGCAGGTAAAGAGGGGAAAATTGTTGTACGCGACAAAATTCTTAAACCATTTCCAACAAGAAAAGGATCACTGCTGGGCACTTAGTCCCAGCTGATTTTCAATTGTTTATAATTTAGTTCTTTGACATTTTTGTAATCGCAATTGGTAAGTATCTCTCTTACAGGCGTTTTATCCAGTAGAGAAAAACTCAAAATTTGTAGGATTTCGTAGATTGGACGGTTAACTTTCAATTTGTAAGCGACAATGGCAACCAGACAGTATGTTATGATGGCACAGTAGACTTGTGTCTTGACTGCATTCATCGTGGTTCCCCAAAAAGATTTTACTTTCAGGTGTTGCTTTATCCATTTGAAAAATAGTTCCACCTGCCAACGGTTCTTGTATAGCAAGGCTACTTCCTCTGCTGAGAGTTCCATGTTGTTGGTGATGAACACAAATTCTCTGCCCAGTTCTTCATCGTAGTATTTAACCCGCCGAAGTTTGTCCGGATATGCTTTGAGCGATTTATACGTTTCAAGTATTCCAATCTGGTCACATTTTATTCCGGTTGTTTTATCGACTTCACGGGAATACATTCTACGGAATCTCATATTATCCTTTGCACGTGTAACGAAGTAAGCACCACAGGTGTGAAGCTTATGCAAACGGGTGAAGTCAACATATCCTTTATCCATGATATAGAAACTTCCCTTTTCATAACTCAACTCATCCAGCATGTTTACGTCATGTACTTTAGCATTGGTTACCAGTACGATTGTCGGTATGGAAGTCTTTACATCATACAAGGTATGAAGTTTGATGCCTCCTTTGTGTTTCCTAAATTCCGCCCACCAAAAAACATTCAGACAAAGGTCTATGGTGGAGGAATCAAAGGCATAAACATTACCGTCAACTTTCACCTCGAAGTCATTTTTGTTGTAGCTATTACGGGCTTCCGCAATCAGGGTATAAGCAAATTCTTCGTAGATACGATAATCTCTATTCCGGTTTGCTTTCCCCAGATTGGTACGGCTAACTGTTGCACCGAATCCCAAGTGATAGTACTTGCTCTTGTGCGCCTCAAGGCTGAGCATAAGCTCACGCATACTATCTCGGGCGGTCAGTTGTCCGAAAATCATGCACAGCATCTGATTCCAACAGGTGAATGTTCTGAATTTCTTATTCCCGGAATACTTCTCTACCAAACGGTCAAAGACACGACGGGGAAGAAAATCTGTAAGTTGAGCGAAGATATATTTGCCTTGGTTCATTGTTTTTAGCTTTTGGACAAAGCTAAAACAACTTTTCAATTCAAATCGTCACGCTCCAAAAAGATATTTAACTATGCGATTATCAAAGATTTCAAAGAACGATGTTTAATTTAAAGTGCCCACTAGTGGAAAAGGATATATGTACATTGAGTTGAAAAAACTCAATGGAGAAGGTAAAACGTGTAAAGTGCATAGGCTTGTTATGGATGCGTTTACTGAACCTCATCCTGATATGCAAGTAAATCATATCAATGGTATAAAGTCTGATAATAGGCTTGAAAATCTTGAATGGGTTACTCAATCAGAGAATATCAGGCACGCAATTAGAACAGGTTTATATATTCCACGTAACAACGTGTGTGAACGCCCCAAAAAGGAGGTGCAGTTGTTAAAAGATGGTGTCGTTATTGGAACATATCCAAGCATAAGAGAAATGTGCCGCGTTAATAATTTGAACAACGGAAATGTTACAAGTTGTTTGAATGGGAAACGAGGTTATAAGAGTGTAAATGGATATACATTTAAGCTAACAGGAAGAATATTATAATTATAACAAACAAAATTAATAGGAGGAATGCAGAGTCAGAAGAAAAAGTTTAAATGATATTAATGCTCAAGCTGCAAGATTAAGAGCTCAGCTACAAGGAGCACAACGGTATGCAGATGGAAGTAATAGAGCTGCAAGAATTTCACAAGCAGCCGCACAAGCAAGAAGGGTTCGAGGAATGGGACTTCTTGGAGCAAGAGATTCATCAGGGAAATTGAGGGATAGAACGACTCGGATTGGTACAGGCCGATTCGCTAATGTAAACGGATGATATGGAACTAAGCAAATACATAAAGAGTGAATCGGTGGAACTTAATCGTTCCGCCATTCACTTCGCTGATTATAACCCCAGGAAACTGTCTGAGGAATCCCGTAAGACATTGAAGCGGGGTATTAAGAAGTTCGGTCTGGTTGGTGGAATCGTAGTCAACAAGCGAACTGGCCTTACTGTCGTGTCCGGCCATCAGCGTCTAACAGTCATGGATGAGCTGCAGAAATTCCCTGAGAACGATTACAGAATCCGTGTAGATGTCATTGACGTGGACGAAAAGCAGGAAAAGGAATTAAACATCCTGATGAACAATCCAAACGCGCAGGGTGCATGGGACTATGACGCATTGGCGCGATTAGTTCCAGATATTGATTACCAGGATGCCGGTCTGACAGCTGCCGACCTTAACATGATTGGCTGTGATTTCCTTCTCCAGACAGAGGAAGAAAACTCCATCGCAAATGCTTTGGAAGATATGATGGCACCAGTCACAGAACAGAAGGAAGCCGAAAAGGCCGCAAAACAGATGGAAAGAGCTGAAAAGGTAGCCCACATGAAAGAAGTAAAGCAGCAGGTGAAGAATGCAGCCCAGAAACAGGCTCAGGATATGGATGCTTATCTGATGCTTTCCTTTGATACTTTTGAAGCCAAAGCTGCTTTTTGTGAAAGATTTGGATATGATCCATATTCCAAGTTTATCAAGGGTGAGGTATTTGATGAACAGATAGAAAGAATTGATAACAACATGAAATTTTAGGAGGAAAGCCGAGTTAGAAGAAAAACATATAGTCAGTTGTATCAACAGTCAAGACGAATAATGTACAACGCCGGAAGGCAATACGGGCTTGGTACAGACAGACAAAGAAGTATAAGAGACAGAACGAAGTCTATAATGGAAAGATATACGGCAAGGATAGACAGCTATTTCTCAAAGAGAGGAATTGATATTTATGGTGATAAGCCTGTTTCTCGCCGCATTTATATGGGTAACAATAACGGATGATGGATTATGAAAAGTGAATCTCAAAAAAGTAAACATACTGGAAGAAAGCCAAAATTCGATTACAAGAGTGAGGAATTCCTCTCTCAGGTGGAAACGTATGCCAAAAAGGGATTCACTGACAGAGAAATTGCTTTTGCGTTAGGCCTGGCTCCTCAGACGTTCTGTGAAAAGAAGAATGAGCACTCTGAATTATGTGAAGTATTAGCGCGCGGGCGTGCGACAATCACCGCCGCTGTGCGTGCGAAGTTCCTTGCGGTGGCTTTGGGCGGTATCAAGACAAAAAGCACTGTAGTAAGGAAGCTGAAAGACCAAGACGGCAATCTGACCGGAGAAGAAGAACTTCAGGTGAGCGAAAGCGAGCTGGCTCCGAACCTTCAGGCAATGTCTGTCTGGCTGTATCACCATGATGAAGAATGGAGGAAGGTTGAGCGCCGGCAGGACGAAGATGCAGATATTCCAAAGGATATTGACCACGGAATTTCTATTGACTCATGGATTAAAGACAAGCTGAAATGATTGTACCCCAGGCGATATATCATCCGTTATACACCGATAAGGAAAAGTTTATCATTCTCATCACCGGTGGCCGTGGATCGGGGAAGTCTTTCAATGCTTCCACTTTCATCGAGCGGCTTACATTTGAAATGACACCCGTAGAGAAGATTGTCCACCAGATTCTTTATACCCGTTACACGATGGTATCTGCCGGGATGTCTATCATTCCGGAAATGATGGAAAAGATAGATTTGGACGGAACAACGAAGTATTTCAAGACAACCAAAACCGATATTGTAAACCGGATGACCGGCAGTCGTATCATGTTCCGTGGTATCAAGACTTCTTCCGGAAACCAGACGGCCAAGCTGAAATCAATTCAGGGTATCACCACCTTTGTTTGTGATGAGGCGGAGGAATGGACCAGCGAGGAAGAGTTTGATAAGATCATGCTTTCTATCCGTAAGAAGGGAATTCAGAACCGGATAATCATAATTATGAATCCATGCGATTCGAACCATTTCATCTACAAGAAATACATCGAGAACACTCATCGACTGGTGGAGATTGATGGCGTGCAGGTACAGATATCAACTCATCCCAATGTACTTCATATCCATACTACCTACTTTGACAATATCGAGAACCTTTCTCCTGAATTCCTGAGAGAAATCAAGGAAATGAAGGAGAAGAATCCTGAAAAATACGCCCATGTGGTTATCGGCCGTTGGGCAGATGTAGCTGAAGGTGCCGTATTCAAGAAATGGGGTATAGTGGATGAGTTCCCCATGTGGTGTAAGAAGGTCGGAATCGGGCTGGATTTTGGTTATACTAATGACCCTACAGCAGCTATCCGATGCGGAATAATAGATAATGCGTTGTATCTGGATGAAGTGGATTATCGTACCGGATTGCTTTCGGGAGATATCATAAAGACTTTGCGACCTTGGAATCTTAGAGTGATTGCCGATAGTGCAGACCCACGACTCATTCAGGAAATCAGTAATGGTGGAATTAAGATTTATCCAGTGGAAAAGGGTAGTGGTTCAGTCAATGCCGGTATAGACAAGATGCAAGGTATGGAAATCTTCATCACCAAGCGTTCTTATAACCTTCAACGGGAGTTCAGAAATTATGTATGGGCAAAGGATAAGGACGGAAACTATATCAACGAGCCGGAAGACCACGATAACCACGGCATTGATGCTGCTCGTTACTATGTGCTGGGAGAACTTCTCGGTAGGATTATGAAACCGAAAGACATATCAGGAGTATTTGGACATTAAAAATTAATATATGAGGACCTTAGAAGAAATTTTAGCTTTGCCGGATGTAGAGAGAAAAATCTATTATCTGAAGAAAGGGCGCAAGACTGAGCTTCCTAATGCTCATGCTCTTTATAACGATTGGAACCCAAACAAACATGAAATTGTGATTGATGAAGAAAAGTATCCGAAAATTAAAATTACTACCCAGCCTGAGAAACGGATTACAGACCCGACAACAGGGAAAGAATATGTGGAACCGGCGGTAAGGAAAGAAGTTGATCCGAATCGAATTGCCCTTCCTATCGAGCAGGACATCGTGAACATTCAGACAGCCTTCACAGTCGGAACCGAACCGGTTCTTGATTGTCAGCCGGACCAGTCAGAAGAAAATCTTCTTTCTGCCTTGAAGCAGGTGTTTAAGAAGAACAAGCTGAAATACCAGAATAAGAAAGTCGTCCGGGCATGGCTTGCCGAGCAGGAAGTGGCCGAATACTGGTATGTTGTAAAAGATGATGGTTTTTGGGCAAAACTCAAACGAAAGATTTCAGGAATCTTTGGCAAGTCAAAACCTGAATACCGTCTGAAGAGTGCTATCTGGTCCCCGTTCCGGGGGGATAAACTCTATCCGTTCTTCAATGATCAGGGTGATTTGGTTGCTTTATCCAGAGAATACAAAAAGAAAGATCTAGATGATATGGAAGTAACCTGCTTTATGACCATTACTAGGGATATGGTTTATCAGTGGGAGTTTACAAGTAACTGGACAGACAAAGGTTCATTTGCTCATGGGTTCAAGAAGATGCCAGTAATCTACATGTGGAGACCGGAGACATACTGCGAGAAGATCAAGAGCCTTCGTGTGAGGCTGGAGAAACTCCTTTCGAATTATGCGGACTGCATCGACTATCACTTTTTCCCGATCCTTATGTTGTTTGGAAATGTGGAGAATTTCTCCGGTGAGTTCAAAAATAGGGTAGTAGAGTTGACCGGCCAAGGAGCAAATGCCCAGTACCTTACCTGGTCCCAAGTTCCCGATACTGTCAAGTTCGAGGTGGAAACCTTGCTGAGCCAGATATACGGATTGACTAATACGCCCAGAATCTCTTTCGACTCATTGAAGGGTACTGGCAACGCTGTCTCCGGTGTTACTTTTGACTATGTGTTCATGTCCACCCACCTGAATGTAGAGAACCTGAACGAAACCGTCGGCGAGTTCATGCAACGACGTGTGAACTTCCTTGTTTCAGCTTTGGGATCCGTGAATACTACTCTTGAGGCAGCCTCCGAGACTATTGACGTGGATGTGCAGATGCAGCCATATAAACTGGAGGACATCAAAGACAAGATAGACACGGCAATCAAGGCCAAGGATGGGGAGATTTGGTCGCAGCAGCGGGCCATCACCTTTGTTGGGAACGTGGATTCTGTTTTGGACGAGATCGAAGCCATCAAGGAAGAACAGGCAGAGAACCAGAAGAACGATATTGAGAAGCAGAGACAGCTTTCTTTTCTCAAAAGTTCTAGTAAACAATTTGAAGAATAGAACAATTAAGTCAGAAAAATTACGAGGTTTATACAAATTATACGGATAGAAATCTAAAATACTGACTAATTGAATAGCGGTACCTTTTGGGGGTATCGCTATTTTCTGTTATAGTAAAAATATGAATAGATTTTCTTTTTAATTATTCGTTATTTTACTATATTTGCAGAGTAATAAAGTCAGAAACGCTATGAGTTACAAATCAGTTAAAGAGGTTGTAACTATGTTGCTTGACAACGGCTTCATTCTAAAGAGCCAGAAGGGCAGCCACATGAAGTTTGAGAAAGATGGAATAACGGTAGTCGTTCCGAATCATGGAAAGAAAGGCGTTGAGAAAGGCACTTATTACAGCATTATGAGGCAAGCGGGGCTAAAATAGCCCCGGCCTCTTTTCTTAAATTATAAAATGGAGGTCAATATGAGAACTGTAGAAGTGATTGTCGAACATGCTGGGAATAATCTCAGTGCTTACATTGAAGGTGCTCCGGTTATTACGGTCGGTAATAACATAAGAGAAATTGAGGAGAACATGAAGGAAGCCATAGACTTGTATCTGGAGGACAACCCGAACCCTTGTGAGGTTCTCAAAGGAGAGTTCATCTTGAAGTTCAAAATAGACGCGGCCACCTTCATCAATTATTACAGCAGTATTTTCACAAAGGCCGCTTTGAGCCGGATCACCGGAATCAATGAGCGCCAGTTGTGGCATTATGCGGCTGGAGTACACAAACCACGTAAACAGCAATTGGAGAAGATTCAGAAAGGTATTAACGCGCTGACAGAGGAACTGGCAGCTATAAATTTGTTGTAATTATGGATAAGAAGTATCAAGTTTTCGTCAGCTCAACTTACCAAGATTTAATAGAAGAAAGACAAAAAGTTATAGAAGCATTAATTAGTAAGAATTGCTTTCCCGTTGGTATGGAATACTTTCCTGCTGCAAATGAAGAACAATTTGCCGTTATAAAGAGACTTATAGATAGATGCGATTACTATATTTTAATTCTTGGCGGTCGTTATGGATCTATAGAACCTAAGACAGGAAAGAGTTATACTCAGTTAGAGTATGAATATGCTTTAGAAAAGAATATTCCTGTTGCCGCATTTTATCATAACAATATTGGTAAATTAGCTTCTGATAAAGTTGAAAAGACAGAAGAAGGATTAGCTAAACTACAAGGATTCAAAATATTAGTACAGAAAAAATTATGTAAAACATGGAGTGAAAGTTATGAATTAGCATTTAAGGTTAATTCCACTCTTGATTTTATGTTTGAGAATTATCCTCGAACAGGATGGGTAAAGGCTAACGAAATTTCTTCTGCGGAAGCTAATAAAGAGATTTTGGATTTAAGAAAAGAAAATGATGAATTAAAAGCGTTGTTAGCAAAAAGTAATGAGGTAGAACCTGATGGGATAGAAGATTTACAACAAGGAGACGATACGATAAATATAAGGTGTGGTTATGATACTATGCTTGGCCCAAAAACAGAAAATATTGAAACTACTTGGAACAAGGTAATTTCAATATTACTACCACAAATGGTTAATGAATGCTCTGAAAGTGATTTGTATGATAGTCTAATTTCATATTGCAAATATGAAATATGTAATAATGCAAGTATTTTCGATTTTTATGTTCTTGATGAAGATTTTCAAACAATAAAAGTCCAACTAATAGCTTTACGAATCATAAAAATAAGTGAGCGAAAAAGAACTGCGAAAGACACTGATACATATTGGACTCTTACTCCTTATGGTAATAGATTAATGATGAAATTAAAAGCCTTGAAAAGGTAATAAACCAATGATTTTTCAGCGTGATTACTCTGGTAGTCACGCTTTCTTTTTACCTAAAAACGAACATTCTCTTAATTGTTTCGTATCGTTAGCCTTAAAATTTCCCCTTCCCTTTCTCTATAAGTAAATTTACCGTATAAAATTATTAATCAAACTCATACGGTATGACAATTTTTGAACAAATCTTGGCAGGACTGCAACAGAAATTTTCTGGGGTGGACACTGCTACACTTACCCGAATTGCCACGAAGAGGGCTGAGGGTGTAACGGACGAAACGAAGGTGACCTCCATCGTTGAGGGTATCTCATTTCAGGACGTAATTCAAAACTATGGTGATTTCCGTGCAGGACAGGCGCAGACTTCCGCTGTTTCCAACTACGAGAAGAAGCATGGACTGAAAGACGGGAAACCAATCGAGAATCCGAAACCAGAACCACCGAAGCCAAACGACCCTCCAAAGCCGCAGGAAACGGACATCGCAAAGATGATTGCCGATGGTATCGCCGCAGGTATCAAGCCGTTTGCCGACAAGTTGGCAAAAATGGAGGAACAAGAAGTGCAGGCGCAGCGTAATTCTCAGATTTTGGCAGTGGCGAAGAAGTATGATATTCCCGAATTTATGCTGAAAGACCGCAACATTCCTGAAAACACGGACTTGGATACTTATTTCAAGGACATGAAGCAGGATATGTCTAACAACGGGTTTCAGTTCTCCAAAGCTCCTGAAACTGCCGAACAGAAGCAGGAGAAGGAAGCGAGCGAGTTCGCCAAAATGATTGAGGCGGACACAAAATCTATTGTCGAACAACAAAACAAGTAATTTATGTCAGCAGGATTTAAGTACAACATTGAGCCTGAGCCGTCCATCGAGGAACGCTATGACGTTTCTACCGGTGTAAGACGTAGAGGCCCTTACAAGCTGGAAACGACCAACCTTGTTGCTGGTTCATTTCTTCCATCCTTCACTCCGATTGCCGCTGATTTGGTAAAGAAAACCGCTCAGGTGGCCATCCGTGTAGAAGTCTATGAAAAGTTTACCACCGGTTCCAATACCACTTTGAAGATCAAGAAAAACTCTTTGGCTTATGTGGGTATGCATCTGGGTAATGGTTCTCATGGAGCTACCATCAACAGTATTGACAAATCAGACAAAGCTTTCGATAAGTTGACGCTGGCTGCCGACTTTGGCGAAACAGTGGAAGCTGGTACTGTACTCTATGAAGCTACAGCTGTAAGCGGTACTACTCCAAAGGTAGTTGCTAACTCAGCTCTGTACGGAAGAGTACAAGTAGAAGAAGGCGTTGTATTAGTTGCTCTTTTGATGCGAGCATTCGAGATTGAGCCGACTAAGTTGGCTATGCCTTTCTCTGACATTGATAAGGCTAACATGCCGCATTTCCAGTTTAACGCTGCAGGCGTGCAATCCCCGGCTGGTGTTTCGTATGAACTGCCTGAAGCTTCTGATTCTGTGATGGGAGGTATTCAATTAGGATTTTCTCAAAGCGGTAAGAAATATCCAGTAGCATTGGAGGGTGGAAAGGCGTATGTAGAAGTTCCTTGGACGGACAATAATACTACCTATCAGGCAGCTAACTCAAGTACCTTGGGATTGGTAAAGCAGGGTGTAAAAGTTGATGATGCAGCAGGTGGTGATGAGAAGGATAAAATTAATGCTCTTCTAGCATCATTGAGAGCTGCAGGTATTATCGCAAGCAAATAAAGAAAGGAGGACTAATATATGATGCTAACTATTCATACTCTGTTTAACGACCCCAATATCGTAAATGCTGTTATCCAGCGCGTCCTTCAGACACGTAAGGATACTATCTACTGGCAGCAGTACCTCGATTTCCGTAGAACGACTACCCGTGTGTTCAAGGACTACATCGGTCAGGTTACTGGTGTGATGGCTGGTTCCATTAACTCACGATACGGCGAGAAGCCTATCCGTGAACGCCGGAATATCGGCTCAGGATATGGTGAAATCGCTTATCTTGGCGATGCTTACCAAATTTCCATTGACCGCTTGTCTGAGCTTCAGGACTTGATTGACAAGTTCAATGCAGCTAAACCTGCCGATCAGGTAGCAGCCATGCAGGAAATTGTGAACTTCATCTACGACGATTACCGCCAGGTACTTTTAGCAGCGCACAAGCGCATGGATATTATCGTAGGTTCACTTCTGATGACCGGAGAAGCAACAGTCAAGAACAAGGACGACAATGCCGGAGGTATTGATCTGCTTAACATTGAATTGCCATTCAAGTTCATTAAGCCTGATACTGGTGCGAAGACGAACTTCATCACCTATTTGCAACAGCAGATTAATGCACTGAAAGCGGACTATGGTAATTTCCAGAAAATGATCATGTCTCGTGGAACTTTCGTAAAGAATATCATCGGATCGGCTGAGTTTGGTGACAAGTTCAAGATGCAGCTTACAGGAAATGAGATGTATCTTTCAACCGGGTTGATTACCTCTCAACTGGCTTCCCAAGTGTTCACTGGCATCGGGCTTCCGGCCATTGAAATCAAGGAAGATTACGTAAAAGACCAGACCGGAAAGAACGTACAGATTTACACCGACGACCGTATCACCTTGCTTCCGCAGGATAAGGTCGGTTATATGCGTTTCCACACTCCGTACGAAGCAGTGGACGGTGTACCGGGACGTAACTACACTCAGGCAGACGGTGATATGCTTATTTCCGGTTACAAGGACAAGAACGGCCGTTATCTGGAATACACTGCAGAGTGGATTCCTCAGATTTCGAACCCGAACCTGATTGTGAACTTTGATTTGTCAACTATGAACGCATGATAGTAAATGACTACATATCACAAAAGTTTCAGCCCTTCGGCATTAACTTGTCGGAGGCTGACCTTTTGGAGATAAGTCTGTCTTCAGGGATAAGCGGAGAGGATGAGATGGGCTCGTCAAACATCGGACTGGTTTCGGTGGCTATGGCGAAGTTCATCCCCTCTCTATTGCTACGTGCCACTTCCATCAGCGAGAACGGTTTCTCTATGTCCTGGGACATCAAGGGAGTAAAGGAATACTATTCGTTTTTGTGCAAGAAGTACGGCCTTGAAGATACGTTAAGCGATAAACCTAAAGTCAGATTCTTATGATGTTCGCGCCCCATACATTACAGGTTAAAGTCACCATTCCGATGGAAACAGACGAGTTTGGCCGACCTATCCCTGGAACCGGCGGAGAAAGCTGGCAGGACGTATGTAAGTGCCGGTGTGACGACAACTCTACCAAAGAGTTTACTTCGGAGAACGGTGAGGTGTTCCGACCGAATTATCACGTAGTCTGTGAGAAGAAAATCTCACTGAGTGCTGGTGATGAAGTCAGATGTATGGACGGTGAGAATGTCCGTGGAACTGGCAAAGTTTACATGGTGAAGAATACAAACTATTTTGGTTACTCAGAGATATGGATGTGAAGTTTGATTTTTCGGACGTGGATAGCTTTTTCGAACAAGGTTATGCCGAGGTGAAAGCCGTTGAGGAGAAGGTTGGTAAAGAGGCTGTCGATTACGCTGTAAAGAATGGCAACTATCAGAACCGGACCGGAACACTCCGTAAGTCAAATAAGTATTCAGTTGAGGATGACGGATTGGTGATAAGAAACGATGCTGAGTATGCCTCGCACGTCGAATCTAAAGGCTATGAAGTATCAACTGGTGCGGCTCTATACGCTGAGAAACGATTGAAGGAGGAAGTCAAATGATAGTAACTACCGACATAGCAAATATACTTTACCGAGATTGCCAGCCTTTTGGTATTGACATTGTTCCTCACGGCAAGAAGCTGACGGGTGCGATGAAATCCGAAAGGATTGTTATTCACTCTAAAAAACAACAGCCGGGGACGTACTGGAAGAAATCCTTCGTTGAGGTGAACCTTTGCGTTCCTGACTTGAAAGAAGGTGAAGCCAATACCATCCGGCTGAACGAACTGGAGAAACAGTCGCAAGAGCTATTCGACGGCATAACCGGACGCTATGATGGTACCACCTATCATTATTCTATCGAGTCAATCGGAATAGAGGAGGACACATCCTTGAAGTGTCATTATGTGAATGTAAGAATTTTGTTTGAAGTTTTAAATGTGAAATGATATGGCAGAAGCAAAGAAAATAACAGCTGTAAATATCAAGAAACTTTGGTATGGTGAAACAAGTGCTATTGCAGAAGATTTGACCGGACAGGCTTTGTATACTCTTTTGCAGGGGGAGACCTTGAAAGAAGTCAAGAATATTCACCAGGATACCTGGACGCTCGAAGAAGCGGAAGCAAGCCGGACTAATTATAAAAACCAGCTCACGGGACAGACCTATCGAAGCGAAAAGGAAATGGGTGATGTAACTGTCAATTTCACCATTGGAGAATACGATTACCCAACTAAGAAAGACCTCATGGGTGGTGATGTTATCAATACTGACAAAGGATGGAAACGTGCGCGTGGTAAGGTGAATATTGAAAAACTGATTGTTGCCATGACCGATGATGATCAGTATTGCGTCATTCCTCGTGCCGACATCGGTGCCCGAGAAGCAACTACCGATAAGGCTATCGGTCTTCCCGTCAGTGCTGTGGAGTTAGAGCCGAAAAATTCGGCAGTTGCGCCGGAGTATTGGTTCGATTCCGAAGAAGTTAAAGAGGCATGAACTGATGTAAAGGTCGTAGCAACGCCTTCAGATGCAACAGTAAAGCTGGACGGGCAAACGGTCAAGACCAAGAGGGTGAAATCTGGGACATCCGTTTCCTATGAGGTATCAAAGGCAGGCTATACCACACAGTCAGGAAGCATACCTACCTCCCTGTCTGATGCTTTCAAGACCGTTGAGAAGAAAATAACTCTCGTTCAAGAAAGTGGCGGTTAGTTTTCAGGTGTTTAATGGGTGGGGCTTCGGCTTCACCCTTTTTCGTTTAGTTATGAATCAAGGAGCAAAAATTATATCAGAATCTATTGTTGGCAGTGACTTCCGTACAGTTTTTGTCAGCGGAAAAGCGTATACGATCTATCCGCCAACAATCCATAAATTAGCCGGTGCCATATCCCATTTGGCCGGCGTGCATGAAGCAGACAATTTGAAGGATGTATTATTGTCCCTCGGAGAATCAGACGCTTATAGTAAGGCTTTATCCTGGCTGATTGCAGGTGATGAAAGTTTGGGTGAAGAGTTAGCCAATGGAACATATGAAGAGAATGTGAACGCATTGGATGAAGCCCTTTCTCTGATTGACTCAAAGGTTTTTCTGAAAGCTGTCAGCTTGGCGAGGAACGTAAGTCTGCTGGCAGCGAAACCGAGGTTGTAGGAAATGATACTCTTCTTGGTCAGATAGCATCGTTCATGGAAAATCTGCATCTGTCTTATCGGGAAGTGGTCTATGAGATACCATACAGGAATTTAGTATTAATGCAGCGCGATAAGCTCCATACCGTTACCGGGACCAAGGTTACAAAGGTAAAGGGTAAGGACATGGCTTCGCGCAGAAGAAGAAACAAGAAATAGATATGGCTCTATTAGAATGTTAAAAAGCAACAGAAACGTTACTTTTTTACGTTACAAAGTTTGCTTAATAGTAACGAAAATGTTACCTTTGCATTGTCAATTAAAAGTTCTTTGATTTATGAAGTTTTCAGAGTTTTACAAATTGATTGAGTCAGCAGGCTGGACAATCGAAAAGGGAAAGAAACATCACAAGTATGTTCATCCCGACTTTGACTACTTTATCCCTGTAGGCAGACATCCGGCCAAAGAGATACCTAAAGGTACTCTTGACAGCATGATGAAAAAGGCGGGGTTAAAGAAGTAAAAGAACAGCACCCACTTCGGTGGGTGCATTTAATTGACAAAACTTAAAATACACGATTATGAAGAAGATTCAGGCTATTATTGAAAAAGCAGATGATGGAGGAATCTCTATCTATTCTGAAGATGTAAACGGTGCGTATGGCTTTGGGCTTACAGAACAAGAAGCGAAAGAGGACTTTATTTCTGTTTTAGAGGAACAGGCAGAATATTACAAAGAAAAACATGGTGAATTTCCAAGTTGGTATAAAGCTGGCTATTCTGTGGAGTATGTGTATGACTTAAGTGGATTTTTTGAGGCATTTCCGTTCATCAATGCCAGTAAGTTCGCAAAGGAAATAGGTTTAAATGAATCTGTGATGCGAAAATATAAAGGCAAGATCGTAACAGCTTCCGAGAAACAGAAAGCATATATACAATCCAAATACAATGAAATTCTTAAAAGAATGGAACTTGTCAAGTTTTGATATTCCAGCCGTGAGGCTTTGATATAAATTAAAGAACAAATTGACAATTTGGCGCATCATTATGATGCGCCTTTTTTATTAAAACACTGAAAAACACAAATACGCAACAATAGGTTTATTGTTTGGTATTAATCATCGTAAAAACTGAATATTAATGAATTGAGGTGTAACTTCAAACATTAATATTCAGTTTATAATATATGGCTACACTTGTATTCCGCGTAAGCGCACAATATGATGAAGTTATAAGACTTCGTAATGAGATTAGTAAGCTGGAAGCCCAGTTAAAGAAGATGGACGTAAACAAATCACCCGCAGCCGCCAAGGCATTGGAAACTCAACTGGCATCTGCTCGCCAACAAATGATGGGGCTGGTGACCGAGGCAGCTAAGGCTGGTGCTGTGATGGAGAATGATTTGAAGAAAAAGCTTAATTCTGCGTCAAAGGCCTCCGATGAGCTGACGGAGGAAATTATCAAACAACGGAAAATCATCCGTGATACGCAGGATGATGTCAGACGGCTGTCTGATGAATATTCAAAGATGGGTAAGTATTCTCCTAATTCAAAAGCTAAATTGGCTGAACTGAATACAGCTAAAGCAGCCTTGAACGAGCAGAGATATTCCCTTGGCGAGTTACAGGACCAGCAGGCCAGAAACAGGCTTGAAGTGAGGAAACTTACGAGAGAATACAAGGAGTTTGCCAGTGGAACGAATAACGCTGATGAGATAGTAAAATCCCTGACGGATTCTTTAAAGCGTACAGCCGCTGAAATCGGTGGACTGGTGGCGATAAAGAAATTCGGCTCCGATGTGATTGAAGCAACCGGAAAGATGCAGCAGTTACAGGTAGCTCTTTCAACCATCCTTCAGGACAAATCAAAAGCAGACCAGCTCATCGCCGATATTGTCCAGTTCGCGGCCAAAACACCATTCAATCTTGACGATGTGGCGACAGGAGCAAAACAGCTTTTGGCATACGGTTCCTCGGCCGATAATGTCGTGAATGAACTTTCTATGCTTGGAGATGTGGCTTCCGGATTGCAGATTCCTATCGGGCAGCTTATTTATCTGTATGGAACATTGAGAACACAAGGACGGGCCATGACCGTAGATATCCGTCAATTCGCCGGACGAGGTATTCCAATCTACGAAGAACTGGCCAAGGTATTAGGAGTTTCCAAAGACCAGGTAGGTGAACTTGTGAAGGAAGGTAAGGTCGGCTTTAAGGAGGTCGAACAGGCCTTCAAAAACATGACATCCGAAGGAGGAAAGTTTGCCAACCTTATGGAAAGTTCTGCCGGGACGTGGCCCCAGCGACTTTCGAATATCGAAGATACCCTCTTTCAGAAAATGAATGAGTTCGGGAACAAGTATAAGGAAGTGTTCGAGTTTGGCATCGGTACAGCAGAGGACTTGGTGGAAAGTCTTGATGATGTGTTGTCTGTCATGGGCGGACTGATTGCAGCTTACGGAACGTACAAGGCCGCGTTGATTACCGCCGCCGTTGCTCAGAAGGCGGTCGGATTCGTTGAAAGTATCCGTCTGATAGGAATGTACAGAAAGGAATTGGGACTGGCCACCGCTGCACAACAGGCTTTCAACCTTGCGGCAAAATCGAATGTATATGTCACTCTATTGGCTGCATTGGTAGGAATCGGAACAGCGGTATACATGTTTTCTAAGAATGCCGATGATGCAACAACGTCGCAAGGGAAACTGAATTTAGCGTTAGCTGAATCTGAAAAGGCCTCTTTGTCAGAGCAGCGAGAACTGGCAAAGCTCAAGGGTGAATTATCTGCATTGACAAAGGGCACCGATGAGTACAATGAAGTCAAAGATAAGATTGTTAAGGGATTCTCTAAATATTATGACGGATTGGATGAAGAAATAGAGAAAGTAGGTCTTACTGAGCAGGCCTACAACAGGCTTACTGATGCCATCACGAAGTCATACGGGGCCAGACAATACGAAAAGTTCAAGTCGACACAGACAGAAGAACTTGATTCACTTATGTCGGAAAACCTATCCAAGATACAGGAAAGGCTTATAGATAAGCTAGGTGACGAAGAAGGCTCGAAATACTATACTAAGATAAGGAACGCAATCCTTGAAGGGAGCGTAAAGGCAATTAACGGGACGTTCAATCTGTTCGGACTTGACAAGGAAACAAATAACGCACTAGATAAGGTAGCTGGTAAAGGAGGAATACTTGAGAATCGTGCGGTAGAACAATATATAGCAAATATTCTCAACGCCATAAAATCTACAGAGAGACTTGATAAACTGGCTCGTGAAAGGTTTGGTGTTGATGGCTTAAAATCTTCAGTAAATAACGGAAAGAAGGATTTACCGAAGTCAAACATATTAGAAGAAATAGAATCAGCCACCAAACGTATCAAAACACTCAAACAAGAAATTACCGACCTTCGTAGTGGGAAACTGCAGGCAGAAGCTGGTAAGACAGTAGAATCTGCTATAAAGGCAAAGGAAAAAGAGTTACAGAGTGTAGAAAAGACTCTTGAGACGCTTACAGGTGTCAGAAGTAAGGACGTTTCGAAAGAGAACTCGGTGACATCTGCCGACGCTAAACTGTCCGACTTGATGAGGAAGCAGACGCTAGAGCGCGCTAAAGAGGCGGTAGACCTGGAAAACCAGGTTGAACAGGCTCGTATTGATGCCATGACCGATGGAAGTGAGAAGATACTTGCACAACGTGAGTTGGACAACAAGAAGGAATTACAAGCCATTGAGCGGGCTAAAGAAGAGTATATCCAGAAAGAAATTCAAAGGCAAAAGGAAATATTCGAAGCAACAGAAGAATTAAAGGCAAAACAAAACCCAAAGTATAAAAAGAAAAGTTTTGATTCATCCTCTGTTACTGTTGACATTTCCATGTTTAACAGTATTTACGACAATGCGAAGAATAAGCAAGTAAACGATCAGTTAAAAGATGAAATCGAGGCCAACGAACGCTACCTGAAAAACTACGGAGCGTTCATGCAAAAAAGACAGGCAATTACCGATGAGTACACCCGTAAAATCTCAGAGGCCACTACTCAGGGAGACAAGGACATACTCCAGAAAGAAATGGAGAAGGCTCTTTCCTCCCTTGATCTTGAGAAGCTGAAGCAAGGTATCAACTGGGAACTTGTATTCGGTGACTTGGATAAGGTCTCCAAAGAGTCTTTGAACAAAGTAAAGCAACAGATTAGAGATTTCAAGAACTCTGATGAGTATAAGAATATGGCCGTTGACCAGAAGAAGGTCATTGACGAGGCGTTGAACAACATTCAGTCAACCCTTATTGACAAAGGCGGACTGCTGGCCGATTTACCTGAACAGTTAAGCGAACTGGCTAAGGCTCAGGAAGAACTGGCACAAGCTCAGGAGGAATACAACGAAGCCATGAGAAGCGGAACAGAAGAACAGAAGGAAGCGGCCACGAAGAAACTGAATGATGCCCAGAAAAGACAGCAGAACGCTCAGGTCAATGTACAAAAGTCGACAGATAAAACGACAAGCAACCTTATCTCTTTGTCGAATGTAATTACCCAGCTTGGTTCAAACTCTGAAATTTCCCTTTCTCAAATCGGGAACTTGGCAGGCGAGGTTATTGATGTTTTTACAGAAGCAGGAAGTAAGATTGGTGGAATCATTGGAGCCGCATTTTCTCTTTTAGATGCCATTGGAATGCAGGGGCTTGATGGGTTTGTTGGCAATCTTTTCGGTAGTGTCTTTAGGGCCGTTGGGGGAATATGGGACACTTTGACCTTTGGACTTATCGGAAATAAGGAAAGTGACCCTTATTTGAAAGACGATTTGGAAAAGCTAACAATATCCAATCAAGATCTGAAAGCCTCTCTTGATAATCTGGCAGATAAGATGGGTGAAAGCGCTGTTGCCGACGCGACTGAACTTTACGAGCAACAGAAGAAGAATATCGAGGAGCAGATGGCCAATACAAAAGAGATGATGCAACGCTCTGCCGCCGCATACAGCAATGGTTTCTTAGGAATCGGTGGCACACACTCAAGTAATAAGAAAATTAACGACGCTATGTCTGCCGAGGACTGGAAACGTGTCAGTGATGCAGCAGGGGTATCAGTTAAAAATGCTGGTGATTTCTGGAACCTGACCAGTGAGCAGATGTACAACGTATCCAACAACGCTACTGACCTCTACTCAAAAATCAAGCAATACGCCGACGATGGATATCAGAACGCTTCGCAGTATATGGACAGCTACATTGAATACTGGAAGCAGCTCGATGAACTGGAGGACACTTACCGCGAAAAGCTGACCGACACCTCGTTTGACACTATCCGGGATGAGTTCAAGAGTCAACTACTTGATATGGAATCAGATGCGGAAGACTTCGCAGAAAATTTCGAGAAAATGATGCAGCAGGCAGTGGTTGAGAGCATGATGTCAGATACCTATGCAAGCCGCTTGAAAGAATGGTATAAGAATTTTGCAAACTCGATGACGGACGGTACTTTGTCCAGCTCCGAACAAAACAATCTCAAATCACAATGGGATCAGATGGTCAACGATGCGTTGAACGAACGTGATGCGATCATGCAGGCTATGGGGTGGGAGAATCCTTCTCCCGGTCAGCAGTCAGCCTCCAGCCGCGGATTTGGTATCGAAATGACGCACGAGGATGCCGGAGAACTGAGCGGACGGTTTACTGCCGTGTATGAGTCCAATCTTCGCATTGAAACAGCAGAGCAGCAACAAACGGTAGCCATCACGGAATTACAAGGTTCCATTAGTGCATTGACAGCACAAGCTACCGGAATGTACAACATCGCCGACGAGACACGTACCATCCTGGCCAATTCCTATTTGGAGTTACAGCAAATCAGAGAGAATACTGAAGACTCAGCCAAATACTTGAAAGATATTAAGGCAGATATTTCAGAAGTAAAACGTAATACATCAAGACTATGA